TCGCTGTTATCTTAACCGCCGCTGCGGCTCTGACCGCTCTCGGATGGGCTGGTACTTATGTAGCCGGAGGGTATCAGACATTTATATTCCTGACGAAGCTGCTGACCGACAGGCTGACATATCAGGCCGCTGCCACTAGAGCCCTGGCTATCGCTCAGAGAGGATGGGCTCTAGTCACTAAGGCGGCTACTGCTGCACAGTGGCTCTGGAATGCGGCCTTAAGTGCGACCCCTATAGGTTTAGTGGTTAAGGCTGTTGCAGCCCTTATCCCGCTTGGGGTTGTGCTGTATAAGAAGTTCAAGCCCTTTCACGATCTCGTAGATAAAATATGGAACACATTTAAAAAGATCGGTTCATCTGTCGGTAAGTTTTTCGGCAAGTTTCTCGGAATCGGCGGAGGCAAAACAGAACTCCGCTCTGAACAGCTCACAAAACAGCAGTCTGAGAATGTTGTTAACAGTGAGAACTTAAGTCGCACCGAGAACAGGACGGAGGTGCTCCACAGAGGCCTGCAGGATAAAAAGAGCAAAATCGACGAGCTGACCGCACCGAGGATGACACCTACGGCGGCAGTTATAAAAGCACCGTCCATGGCGGTAATAAAAAAGGCAGAGAGGAAAACAGGGGGCAATGTCACAGTTCACTATTCCCCTACTATTCATATGCAGAACGGCAATGAAACCGAGGTCAGAAAAGCACTGGATGCGGACAAGCCGAATGCGGTCAAACAGATAATGGATGCTATGGCACAGGAAAGGCGGGTGGCTTATGGCAGTTAAAACCTACACAACTGTATCCGGTGATATGTGGGATATTATTGCATATAAGCTCTATGGCAGAGAGGCACTGTTTCCTGTGCTGATAGAGGCGAACCCTGTGCACACTGACACTGTTATCTTCTCCGCTGGGGTCGTGTTGCAGATACCGGATGTGGACACGTCAGAGACTGCACTGCTCCCCCCATGGAGTGAGTCATGAGCGAAAGAGCACGCAGAACCAATGTCAGAATGACATACAATAATAAAGACATCACCACCGACATATCAAAATTTATAGTCGGGTTTTCATATACTGATAATGCCACAGGCGCACTGGACACCATAGACCTGAAGGTGGAAGACTCTGAGAAGCTCTGGCAGTCGGCATGGTACCCGGGCAAGAACGCACTGGTTAAATGCTATATAGACCACGAGGAGAACGGCAAGGTTAAGACTCTGCCGTGCGGTTCCTATAGGCTGGATGAGCTGACTATGGACGGCCCGCCCGATGTTTTCAGCCTGAAGGGTATATCTGCCATAGACGAGACAGGTATACGTAGTACAAAGAAATCAAGAGCATGGCAGGACGTGACACTGAAAACTATCGCTGAACAGATAGCCGGTGAGCATGGCCTGCAGTTTTTCTGGCAGTCAGGTATGAATATGGGCGGTGACAGGTTTGACCAGAGGGACGAATCTGACCTGAAATATCTGGAACGTAAGCTGGATGATTTCGCACATTCGCTGAAGCTCGCAGAGGAAAAGCTGATAGTATACAGCGCCGAAGAGTGGGAGCAACGCCCCGCAAGCTTTACTCTATCCCGCTCTGACATAGATACATTCAGTTTCCGGTCAAAGACACATGATGTCTATACATCCTGTGTGATCAGCTATACCGACCCCGAAACAAAAGAGACACATTCCTATAATTATGCCCCTGAAAACGCCCCTGCCAATGGTCAGACTCTGAAGATCAACGGCCGTGTAAAGAATCAGGCGGACGCCGAGAAGAAAGCCAAGGCGGCACTGCACAAGAAAAACAAATTCGAAGTGACAGGCAGCCTTACACTGGTGGGGTCTCCTGATATAAGAGCGGCGTTCATCATACAACTGGACGGGTTCGGCGAGTTTTCCGGACGGTACATGATAGACAAGGTGACCCACTCCGTAGGAAGCGGCTACACCGTAGCTCTGGAGGTGCATAAATGCTGACAAAAACTGACGGGAATGTCCGTGAGCTGATAATGCTCATGCAGAATATAATTAAGGTGGGGAGAGTGGTCGACCTTGACCCTGTCCGCTGCACGGCGAAAGTGCAGTTTAGTGATGCTGACGAGATAGTCAGCTATGACCTGCCTTTGATAGTGACTAAGAGCGAGAAAGATAAGTTTTATCACATGCCGGACATAGACGAGCAGGTGATCTGCCTGTTTCTGCCTAACGGCATGGAGCAGGGATTTATCCTCGGCTCATTTTACAGCAAGGCGGACACACCGCCAATATCAGACCCTGACGTGCATATGACAAAATACTCTGACGGTACAACCATAAAGTATGACCGGAAGAATCATAAGCTGACTGCTGACGTGAAAGGCACAGCAGACATAAACACAGACGGCCAGACAACAGTCACCGCCCCAACGATAATTATCAACACAGAGCAGACCCACAACGGCAACATCTCTGTGAACGGCAATATTACTGTGAGCGGCAATATCGGAGTCGGCGGCAATGTAAGTATGTCCGGACTGATGACATCATCCGCTGCCACTGTGAACGGCATAGAGTTTAATACCCACAAGCATACCGGCATAGAGCCCGGTTCCGGCACATCGGATGGACCTACATCATGATCGGCTCATTCGGAACAGAAGTAATCTTTGAGGTGTCGGCAGACTATGTGCGGACATTTGACAGCTTTAAGCGTGACAGCTCTGCCAGATTGGCGAAGCATAAGCGCATTAACCTGCCTGACAAGACAGAGTTCCTGGGGCGTGAGCTGGACAAGGTCAGTTTTAACATGGTTTTCGCTGCTGGTTTTGGACTGAGCCCGAAAAAAGAGATAACCAAGCTGAGAGCCCTGTCGGATGACGGTGCGGTTCGCAGTCTGACCATAGCCGGAGACGTGCTGGGTAAGTTCATCATAACCGGACTATCCGAGCAGTGGAAAGAGATAGACAACCAGGGCAATCTGATAACAGCCGTGATCGCTGTTTCATTAGAGGAGTATATGGATGTATGAGACAGACCTTTCCGAGGTAAAGATTGACCTGAGCCCTGCCTCTGAGCGGGCAGAGATAGAGCAGAACCTGCGGATGATATTCGGAATCATCAAAGGCTCTGTTGTGCTGCTCCGTGAATTCGGACTGGACCCGTCAATAATAGACTCCCCCACCTCTATAGCCGCTGCACGTATCCGGGCGGCAATAGTAGAGGCTGCGGCCAAGTGGGAGCCGAGAGCGATTATAGATTCCATTACTTTCAGAGGCGACACAGAAACCCTGAATCCTATAGTGAGGTGGCACCATGCCTGAACTTAAACTAATAGACGTTGACCCTGAAGCTACATATAACGAGTTCGTGGCTGATTTTGAAAAGAGATCAGGACGCACCCTTTCACCATCTGACCCGATATGCCTGATGTTTCGCACGATGGCGGCCATGTCCAGCCAGATCGAGTCTAAAATGAACGACATGTTCAGCCAGAACTTTATCTCTACCGGCAGAGACTCATATCTGGACTTCTACGCAGACGAGCTGTGTGTGCGTCTGCCTGCGTCTCCGGCACTGACCACTATGCAGTTCACCCTGACAACAGAACTCAGTTTTGACTGCGTCATCCCCATGGGGACAAGATGCACTGCCGGCGGCAAGTATATCTTTGCCACTGACAGTGAGATTGTTATACCAGCCGGAGAGACAACCGGAACAGTGACCGCCACATGCACCACAGTGGGCGAGTTCGCAAACGGGCTAGTGCCCGGTCAGATAAAGACACTCGTGGATCCTCTGCCGTATGTTTCCGCCGTTGCCAATACGACGACATCAAACAGCGGAGCCGAGACTGAGTCGGACGAATCGTATAGGGAGCGGATAAGAATAGCTCCCGAGTCGCTTTCTGTTGCAGGTTCCGAAGGGGCATACAGGAGCCGTGTGCTAAACGCTCATCAAAACATCGTAGACGTTGCGATTATTAATCCATCTCCGGGTATTGTGAGAATCTACCCGCTTATGGAAGGTGCTGAGCTACCGTCAGAAGAGGTAAAAAACACAATTATGGAGGCTTGTTCCGACAAGACTGTTAGGCCTTTGACAGATTTAGTCGAAGTAGTAGACCCCGAGATAGTCAATTACAGCATCAGCTTTACATATTATATATCAGAGACATCAGAGTCTCTGCAGACGGTTATTGCTAGTCAAATAGAGGACGCTGTGGATGAGTTTATCACATGGCAGAAATCCAGGCTCGGGTACGGGATTAATACATCAAAGCTTATATGTATGGTCGTTACTGCCGGAGCGTCACGCGTTGATCTGACTGCATCTTCATACCCTAGTATAGGAGAATCTCAGGTGGCTGTCGCAACCGCTCAGAGCATAATATACGGCGGTGTCGAAAATGACTGATATGCTGACGCTGGATATAAAATCACTACTGCCAAAACTACTCCGTTCTGATGAAGACATAGCCATCATGTCTGACATATTCAGCTCGAAACTGACTGACATATATAACAGATCAAAAATGCTCAGCATACTCTCCACACTGGAACAACAGTCTGACGAGGTGCTGGCAGAGATAGCGTGGCAGAGGCATATAGAGGGCTACAGCATGGCTCTTTCTCGCACAGACAGAGAAAACATTATCCGCAAGGCTTTACTACTGCACATACGCAAAGGGACTGTCTGGTCACTTGAGACCGCGCTCACTTCGCTGGGTTACGAATCTAAAATGTCCGAGTGGTTCGAGTACGGTGGGGATCCTTACACTTTCAAAATAGACATCACAGCCGGGGACAGAGGGTTAACCGAGCAGGACTATGACGATTATATCAATATTGTAAACGCTCATAAGAATGTGAGATCAAGCTATGAAATAATTTTCCACTCAGAGGTGTCTACGCTATTCATGACAAAAGCACTGTGCATTGATATGGAGGAGGTTCGAGTTAACCCGCTTATTCCAAATACAGATGTTCACGAGAGTATGAATTATGGAATTGCAGTTAACGGTGATGAAATAATAACAGTTTACCCACAGGAGGTATAAAAGATGTCTTACTATACACTTTTAACTGACATCGGCAGAGCGAAGATAGCTCAGATGTTAGCCGGAGAACAGTTAAGTATCACAGAGATAGCCGTAGGTGACGGCGATTATAACCCTAATGGCACAGAAACAGAGCTTTTAAATGAAGTTTATCGTAGTGCTGTAAACACATTAAACGAAGATGAAGGGAATCCGTACTGGTATGTTGCTAAACTGGTTCTGCCGTCTGATGCGGGTGGGTTTTGGATCAGAGAGGCAGGAGTGTTTGATTCGGATGGTGATATGATCGCTATCTGCAAGTATCCGCCTACTTATAAACCAGATTTAACATCTGGAGCATCCAAAGGGCTGACATTGTCCATAGTCTTTGAAGTAGATAGAGCTGATTCGGTAACGCTACAGATTGACCCCTCTGTAGTCTTAGCAACCAGAGAATACGTTGATAAACGCCCTATACGTCACATCCATACACAGAATACTCCTCAGTTGATGTGGCAGATAGACCACAATCTAGACATCGACTACATTCCGCAGGTTGCCGCATATAGCGTGGATGCGGAAACTGTGTTTTCCGACTCATACTGTGGGGATGGCACATATGCAGGAGACGGTGCCGTCTGTGGTGCTACAGAGAGTGAGGCTGACGTTTACGAAGCTATTACTTATGAAAAAATCAGAAGGATAAACAACAACCGCATAGAGATCATATTCAGCAGTCCGGTGGATGGTGCTGCTGTTGTGCATATATAAAATAGAGAGGTGCGAAAATGAGAGGAGTTCCAAAACTTCTTAATACTAAGTCTGATGTAGAGCTTATGTATAACATGGCAATAGCCGGAGAGGCTGACAGGGAAACTGTTAAAAGCAGAATAGAGAATCTGCTAAGCGATGAGTATGAGTGGAGGTATAAGGCGACTGTCGACGAATCATACTCCCCAGAAGGAAATGAGAAAGTTATGACACAGGAAAACGGCGATGCGACCGAGTATGTCTGTTTCGAAATGGTAGAGAACACAAATTCTACGCTTAAAAAGATGGGACTAACAAGAACAGACGTAGAAAATATGATAACAGAACTGGAGGCATAAAATGAAAAGACTTTGGCTGAATGACCCAACATATCCCGTCGACGCTGCCTATCTTAGCAGGCAAGTTGAGATAAAACCAGGAGCTGGCAACAGGTATATATACGTAAATACCACAAAGAACGGTATTATCATAAAAGAAGGTACCATTATCCCTATCTTGTCTGCTGGCGAGTATAAAGCGTACATCTTTGATGCAGATACTGACATCACAACACTTGACTCCGGAGCGTTCACTCTTGGTACTGACTACTATGTCTACCTATGCGATGACGGCACAGCGGCCGGAGTAGTTCTCATATCTGCCAATAGCACCGCGCCCGTGGGTTATACAGCGGACAATAGCAGAAAAATAGGCGGATTCCACTATGGACGTATCAGGAACAGTCTCGTGACTTCCGACATCACCAACGGCGGAGTAGTCCCTAACTCTGTATGGGATCTGGCTCATAGACCGAAAAGCTCGCCTGAAGGAATGGTTTTCATTGATGCAGGGTTCTGGGTAGACATCTATCTGGCATCTGTAAATGAGGCTATAGCGTTCACAAACGGTAATGGCTCTCCTATATCATCCGGCTCTTGTAAGTCTGCATATAATACGACACCACTTACAGGCACAGAGGGGCTTACTGGTTATAACTTTATAGAGCTTGCCATGCGCTCAAGCAAGCGGCTGCTCTCATATGGCGAATGGTGCCAGGCGGCATACGGGTCACCTCAAGGGCTAGATGGTTCAAATGATAATGCTTGGTCTGCGACAACAAATACGGCTCGTCAGACAACGGGCTATGTCCCCAATGCTATCAGCATGAATAACTGCATCGACTGTGTTGGGAATGTATGGGAATGGCTCGGGGACATGGCAAACAGAGAGTCGACAACTATCGCATTTGCGTATTACGACGTTATGCCTGATCAGGGCGCTGGGCAGATATATATGGCTTCCGAAACTGGGCTTAATATGTATCTCGCCGGCGGCGGTTGGAGCAACGGCGTGGCTTGTGGTTCCCGCACTCTGCATGCGAACTATCTGCCGTGGAATGTGCACTCGTCTGTTGGCTGTCGGTTCGCCAGTGACTCTCTGTAATCTGATGGTTTCGTAAATGACTGAGTTGCTAATCTATGATAAAAGCTACAATTTTGCGAAGTGGTTCTTTCCTGTGATAGAAAGGTTCCCAAAGCATGAGAAGTTTGCTCTTGGTTCTGCGATGAAGAACTGTATCATAAAAATACAAGGGCTTATCATTAGAGCGAACAAAACTCAGTATAAACTTAAGATATTGCACGAGATAGATGTGAGAATCGAGGAGATGAAATTCTATATCAGATTTTCACATGACAGAAAGTACCTGTCAAAGAAAGGCTATGAATACTCTTCTAAATTATTAGCGGAGATAGGCAGGCTTTTAGGCGGGTGGATAAAAAGTTGTAAGAAATAGGGGTTGAGACGTTTACCGGCGGCAATTGGAACAACGGCGTGGCTTGTGGTTCCCGCACTCTGAATGCGAACAATCTACCGTGGAATGTGAACACGAATATTGGCTGTCGGTTCGCCAGTGACAAATGCTTTAACTCGAGTGTTGTTTTTAAGGAAACTGCACCAGACCATTATGAGTCAGGTCTTTGCTCCTTGCTTGTAAAGCTAAATATAATTTAGGTAAGGACGGTTAGTAGGGTTACCGAACGCCGTCCTTATTTTATGTCTGGAGGTGTATTATTAAAAGAAGCGGGAATTTGTTTGAGAAAATATATGATTTCAGTAATTTGCACAGAGCCTATACTTTAGCATCGAGAGGGAAAAAGCATAGGAGAGAGGTTCTGAAGTTTGAACAGAATCTTGAAGAAAATCTTATTGATATTCAAAACAGACTGATCTGGGGAATGTATAAACCCGGGCCCTATAAAACATTTGAAGTATATGAGCCTAAAAAGAGACAGATCGCCTGTTTACCATTTTATGACAGAGTAGTGCAACATGCTGTAAATAACATAATTGAGCCTGTTTTTGAAAAAGTGTTTATATTTGATTCTTACGCCTGTCGAAAAGGGAAAGGAACACACGCTGGCGCATTAAGGGCTCAGAGGTTTATAAAAGATGCCGGACGTCAAGAGACCAATGTATATATTCTTAAGTGCGACATAGAGAAATATTTCAATACAATTGACAGAGATATTTTGTACGATCTTCTAAAAAGAAAATTAAAATGCCGCAGAACACTGGAGTTATTAAAAGTAATTCTGGACTCATCGGAGGACATTTGTCCTTACTGTGGTATACCACTTGGAAACCTTACATCGCAGTTGTTTGCAAACATATACTTAAACCATCTCGATATGCTTTTAAAGCATGAATACAGAGTTAAAATGTACGCAAGATATATGGATGATTTTATTATCGTTCATAATAATAAAGAATATTTAAACGGGCTTCTTTCTGAGATAAAAGAATTTTTAAAGGCTGAGCTTAGACTAAACCTAAACAGCAAAACAAAAATATTTAAAACAACACGAACAGGCGAGCCCTTAAACTTTTTGGGATACAGGATATGGAGCGATCACATGAAACTCCGCAGAGGATTTATCGTAAAGACTGAAAAAGAGATTAAGAAGATAAATAAAAGGATGATTAATAACCCTGGTTACAAAATTGCAGCTGAGCGGAAAATAGCATCATGGAAAGGACACGCTGGCTTTTGCAATAGTCATCTAACAATGAAAAGAATTCTCTCTAAGGTACAGATTTGAAAACGCAGAGTCCTCGCGAGAGGTGACTAATAGGTGACTAAAAAGAAACGGCCCCGGATGTCTCCGGAGCCGTAAACCCTTATGCCGAGAGAGAGACTTGAACTCTCACGCCCTTTGACAGGCACAGGATCCTTAGTACGTTATTTCCTCATTGTTTTCTTTTATCATTTTTTGTCCCTGTTTATATTATGTTGCAAAATCAAGC